GACGTTTCTAGAGGTACTGCAAACGACTATTCTGCATTCTGTGTGTTTGATGTAACTCAGATGCCATACAAGTTGGTTGCAAAGTTTAGAGACAACGAACTGAAACCTCTTATCTTTCCCTCAAAGATATACGATGTTGCAAGGGCATACAATCAAGCATTCGTATTGATTGAGGTCAATGACATTGGTGAACAGGTCGCAAACGCAATGCAGTTTGACCTAGAGTATGATAACCTAGTTATGGCATCCATGCGTGGACGAGCAGGACAGGTTCTTGGTGGTGGGTTCTCTGGTGGTAGGGCTCAGTTGGGTGTGAGAACAACCAAGGCAGTCAAGAAGATTGGGTGTTCAAACCTAAAACAGTTGGTAGAGGATAATAAACTCATCATAGAAGATTACGACTGTATCAACGAACTGTCTACATTCATCGTAAAGGGACACTCCCATGAAGCAGACGATGGATGTAACGATGACTTGGTTGCATGTCTGTTCATCTTTGCATGGATGACAGACCAACAGTACTTCAAAGAACTCACTGATAATGACATTCGTAGAACTATGATGCGAGAACAACAGGACGCACTAGAACAGGATATGGCTCCGTTTGGTTTTGTAGTCACAGGACTAGAAGACGAGAATATTGGTGAGATGGTTGACGAGTATGGAACTCGTTGGTCACCTATTGTCAGAAACTATGAGAGTGATTGGTAATCAAACACCCTCACCATATGTGCTCCAATTACAAAATCTACGTTTCAAAAACTCTGTACCCCAACCAATTCCTAAACCAATTAGACTGAGCCAGATTATTCCAGCAAACATTTCTGCAAAATCCATTTCTCCGCCGGTCATGAATATCCAGTTTCCCAAACCATATTTTGCACCTAACATTTCTGCTGCAACCAACAAAACCAATGACAAACTACCGCTTGTCCTAAATCCTGCGATTATCGTCGGCATACTATATGGTAAAACTATTTTCCGCAAAGTGGGCCAATAACCCGCACCACAAGAACGAGATGCTTCCACATAGATGGTGGGTGTTCTTATGACAGAATTGTATGCGTTCAATATACTTGGAAAGAACGCACCAATGAAGATAGTTGTTATCTTGCTCAATTCCCCTATTCCTAGAAGAACTATGAACAGAGGTAATAGTGCGATTTTTGGAATGGGAAACAAACAACTGACCAATGGCATTGTAAGTTTCTTTACATGGATGTTACTGCCCATGAAGATGCCGATGGTAGTTCCAATCAACATTCCAATTGACCAACCTACAACGAGTCTCAACAAACTAATCCATAGGTTATAAAGAAAATTAGGATCAACTGATAACGCAAAGAAGGTGGTGGTTATATCCCATAAGCCAGGAATATAACCACCCTTTATCAATAGTTCCCATGTTAGTACAACTACAGAAATAGTTACAAATGTGTGTTTCATTAATCTAGAACAAAATACTTGTTGTCTGGATGACGAGTTGGTAAATTCAATTTTTCCACTAGTAGATTTGTATATTCACTTAAACGAGGACTAACCGCACCAGCATTACTAATTCCATTCTTCTGTACAAATGGTGTCATAACAAGTTCGTCAATACCGTATTGAGCCCTTCTGATTTCAGTGTTCACTTTTTTATCTGTGGATACAATTGGACCTTCCAATGCAGACACACTTGCCGCAGGATTTTTAATAAAATCATTTAACAGTTCTCGTGACACTTCACGAAGAACTTTCACTGCTTGTGGGTTTTCTGATGCCCAATCTGCATTTACAGAAATTACTCGACTTACTGCCATTGGAAAGTGGTCACTAAGTTTAAGGATGTTTAACTCGTCAACACCAACCCCTGCCTTTTCCAGATTGAAAAGAACAGATGTCGGAAACCCACCGATAGCATCAACATGTCCAGAAATAAGTGCAGGGACACGGGCAGGCATGTGTGTAGGAACATCCACCCATTTGGCAGATGTTACAGTAGAAAGTGCCTTGTTGGTAAAACTAGTGGGATGACTACCAAGTTTACGTCCATTTAAATCATCGAATGTCTTAATACCTGATGATTTAAGTGTAAGTACTGCATTTTGTAACTTGTCATCAACGACAAAGATTGCTAAAACTTTAGGGTCATCTGATTTACTATTAGCAAGAACTACACCACTATAGTCATGATATCCAATATCTGCTCTTCCAGTTGCGAGCGTCAGACCAGATTTATAACTGCCTGGACCCTTTCCTACAAATTCAATATCTAGTCCACGTTTAGAAAATGCACCGTCTTTGATGCCTTTCAGAAACCAACTGTGGACTCCAAGGGGTCCAGTGTCGATAATAAATTTTGCGGGTGTTGATGCATGAACTGAAGACATGCATAGTAGTAGGGTAAATACCCCATAAATTAATGATTTCATAATGATACTCCTTTATGACTCAAATCACTATAATTATATATAGGTCAAATAAATTCGATTAAATCATGATGTTTCTTGATATAACAGTTGTAACAGAGGATGGTTGACTGATCTATGAGATGAAAGACTTCCTTTCGGCTATCATCACTTGTTCCAACTCTCTTTGATACCTTGCGTATCTCTGCATCATGAGGATAGAACTTGAGACACACATGCTCAGACTCACCACAGTGTCTACAAGATTTATCAACTAGAAACTCTTCCAGAAGTATCTTACGTTTCTGGTAGTTTCTCCTAGATACCTTTTTGATGGTTTCTTTGTATTTTTCGTAATGTTCATTCATAATGTTATTTATATGATATAACACTTATAAATTGACGGTTTGCAAATCGACTTTTTTATAAATAATTTCAGAGAATAACAACTCTTTAACTAAGGAGTAAAACAATGGGATTTCTAGTTTCACCTGGCGTTCATGTAAGAGAAATTGATCTTACGAATGTCGTTCCCGCTGTATCAACTTCTATCGGTGCTATTGCCGGTCCTTTTGAAAGAGGACCAGTTTCTACTGTAACGGCAATCTCATCTGAACAGGAATTGGTACAAGTCTTTGGTAAACCTAATGGTTCAAATTTTGAATTTTGGTTTACTGCATCAAGCTTTCTACAATACGGTGATGCACTACGAGTAGTTCGTGCAGAATCAGGTATTGTAAACGCTGTTGCATCTGGTTCTGCGGTCCTTATTCGGGACACAGACCATTATCTTAACGCATATTCCACTGGACAGGCAACTGTTGGTGAGTGGGCTGCAAGAACTGCCGGTGCTTGGGCAAATGGTATCGGTGTTTCCATCTGCCCATCTGCTACCGCATTCGAAGAGAACCTCGGTTCTTCTAACCAGACAACTGGTGAAGATGCTGCTGGTTCAACAACAATCGGTGTTGATGACGGTACTGCCTTTAGTGTTGGTGATCTTATCTCCTTCTCAAGTGCAGATGCATCTTCAGACGCAACACTATTCACATTTAACACTGGTGACGAAGGAAACGAGTACGAAATTACTGCAATTTCTTCAAATGACCTTACAGTTCGTCTAAAAGACGATCCAAACGGTTCTGGTGTTAAGGCAATCATTCCTGATAACAGTTTCATTCGCAGACGTTGGCGTTTCTATGACCTGTTTGATGCTGCCCCAGGCACATCAGATTGGGCCACTGCAAACGGCCGTGGTACTGGTGATGAACTCCATGTTTGTGTTTATGACACAACTGGTGATATCACTGGTTTCGACGTAGATGTTGCTGGTAACCGTACAAACGGTATTATTGAAGTGTTTGCCAACCTGTCTAAGAACCCTGTTGCAAAGACTGCACAGGGGGGTGGTAACTACTATCCAGACGTTATCTTCCGTCAGTCTAACTACATTTACTGGATGGATCACACATCTGCTGGTACAAACTGGGGTACGGATACAACTTCAGCATACACTGCTGTCAATGCACCTGTTGTGGTTACTCTTACAAGTGGTACAGATGACTATGCAGTAACTGCTGGTGAACTTGCTCTTGCATACGACAAGTTTGCAGACACAGAATCACTTGACATCAACCTAGTTCTAGGTGGTCCTAGTTCAGCGGTTGCAGATAGTGCTTCTGCACAGGACACTCATGTGACCATGATTACAGACCTAGTTGAGTTGAGAAAAGACTGTGTTGGTTTCGTATCACCATATCGTGCTGCTACAGTGAATGTTACATCTAACATCACACAGGCAGACAATGTGATTGATGCATTTAACCTCTGCCCATCATCATCTTACATGGTTTACGACAGTGGATACAAGTACATTTACGACAAGTACAACGATGTGTATCGCTTCGTTCCTCTAAATGGTGATACTGCTGGTCTTTGTGCATACACAGATGGTGTTGCAGACCCTTGGTTCTCACCTGCTGGTTTCAATCGTGGTAATGTCCGTGGTGCAATCAAACTCTCCTTCAATCCAACGAAGGCAGAGAGAGATCGTCTATACCGTGCAAGAGTTAATCCTGTAACGGACTTCCCAGGCCAAGGTGTGGTTCTATTCGGTGATAAGACTGCACTTTCAAAACCAAGTGCATTTGACCGCATTAACGTGCGTCGGTTGTTCTTGGTTCTTGAGAAGGCAATCGCAACTGCTGCTAAGTTCCAACTCTTCGAATTCAACGATGAGTTCACTCGGGCACAGTTCCGTAACCTAGTTGAACCATTCCTTCGTGATGTCCAAGGTCGTAGAGGTATTACCGACTTCCGTGTAGTTTGTGACGCATCAAACAACACTGGTGAGGTGATTGACCGTAACGAGTTTATTGGTGATATTTACATCAAACCTGCTCGTTCCATTAACTTTATTACACTGAACTTTATTGCCGTAAGAACGGGCGTATCGTTTAGTGAGGTAGGAGGTTAATCATGGCTAATATTGACGATTTCAAAGCTAACCTACTCGGTGGTGGTGCTCGTGCGAACCAGTTTCGTGTAACGGTCACTCCACCACCCGGCATTGCAATTGGACTTGATGTTCGTAGAACCTCATTTCTAGTTCGTGCCTCCAACCTTCCTGCACAAACTTTGGGTGAGATTGCAATCCCATTCAGAGGCAGGAACATCTACATTGCTGGTGACAGAACTTTTGAAGAAACATGGACAACTACGTTCATGAATGACACAGACTTCATGATCCGCAATGCGATGGAACGTTGGAGTAACGGTATCAACGATCTTGCAAACAATACTGGTGTTGTTGCTCCTGCTGATTATCAGACGGACCTCACAGTGGAACAACTTGATCGTGATGATACAGTGCTAAAGACATATATCTTTAGAAGTGCATGGCCAACAACAATTTCTGCAATCGAATTAACATCTGACACAGCAGATGCGATTGAAGAATTTGAAGTAACATGGAGATATCAACACTTTGAAGCTTCAGGCGTGAACTTCTAATTTAAACCTACTAAATAGAAGATACAGTAGGAGATATTATGGCACAACTTTTTGGGTTCCAAATTCAAAGAGCAACCAAAGAAGTAGAGGGTGGTGAAAAGACATTCACCACCCCTACTCCTGATGACGGCGCAATTGACGTTGCTGGCGGTGGTTTTTTATCGTCTGTACTCAACACAGACGGGCGTGAAAGGTCAGACATTGACCTTATTCGAAGATACAGAGATATTGCATTACAATCAGAGTGTGATGCCGCAGTTGAGGATATTGTAAACGAATCAATCGTAGCAAATACGAATGACGTTGCAGTACAAATCACACTAGACAATCTACCCTATCCAGAGAAGATTAAAAAAAGAATTCGTGACGAGTTCAACGAAATCCTTCGTCTATTAGATTTTAGTGTCAAGGGACACGATATCTTTAGACGGTGGTACGTTGACGGTCGCATCTACTATCACAAAGTTATTGACGTTAATAATCCTCGGCGTGGTATTACACAAATTCGTAATATCGACCCTATGAAGATTAAGAAGGTCAGAGAAGTAAAGAAGAACAAAGATCAGAAGACGCAAGTTGACATGATCGAAAAGGTAGAAGAATATTTTGTGTATAATGAAAAGGGATACTCAAGTGTCGGCGGTATGTCAAACTCAACATCACAGGGTATTCGTATTTCCAAGGATGCAATTTGTTATGTTCCTTCTGGTTTGATCGACAGTTCATCAGGACGGGTTCTTTCTTATCTACACAAAGCAATCAAACCTGTTAATCAGTTGCGTATGATTGAGGATGCGTTGGTCATTTATCGTATCTCTCGTGCGCCAGAACGTAGAATTTTCTATATTGACGTTGGTAATCTACCAAAGGTTAAAGCAGAACAGTATCTAAAAGACGTTATGAACCGTTATCGTAACAAGTT